TCGGCCTTGACCGGCCGTTTGACGCCCCCCAACCCCCGCCGGCTGGTCACGATCGCGGCGGCGCTGATCGCGCTGCGGATGTCGGCGCGCTCTTCCCCGAACGGCTCCACCGCGTAGAACTGCTGCCACTCCGTCAGCTCGCGGCTCGACATGCGGGCCAGCAGCTCGCCGACCGGCATGCCGAGCGCCAGCGCTAGCCGGAAGACGAATCGCCGCTCGGGTCGCGCTCTGAGGGTTTTCCCAGCTCCTCGGCATCCGCGTCGCTGATGCCGGACAGCCGCGCCGCCACGTCGTAGAGCTTGTCGATCGCCGCCCCGCTCTTCTGGCCCAGCTTGTCCACCTGGGACAGGTCGAAGAGCGCCGAGCCGTCTTCCGCGATGCAGGCCCGGACGACGAGCTTGGCGCGCACGTTGCGGCGGTTGACCGCGACGTTCTTGCCCCGGCCCTCGATCAGGCCCATCTCGTAGGCATCGCGCTCGGCGGCGCTCAGACCCCGCACGCGCACGAACGTCCCCCACGGCTCGATCCAGACGTCTTCGGTCTCGATGTCGGGAATGGCGAGGATATCGGCCGCGTTGAGAAAGCGGCGCGACGGTTCGGGCTGCGGTGCCGGCTGCGGTGCCGGATCGGCCGCGTAGAACTCCTGTTGCTCACTCATCGGGTGTCGCCTCCATACGCTACGAACGATGTATGTGGTGGTGGTGCCCCGATGCCCGCGCCGGGAGGCGACCGAGCAGCGAGGCATCCGAGCACCCAACAGGAAGGTTTAGGCGCCGCTCCAGGTGCCCTGGCCGGTCACCTTGAGGGTCACCGGGCGCGTCAGCACGCCCTGCACCGGCGCTTCGAGGCCGATGCTGGTCACGAACGCGGCGAAGGTGAAGGTGTCGTCACCGGACCAGATCGGCAGCACGATCTGGAAGTTGCGCCGCGTCCGGTTCTCGAAGTCGTCGAAGAGCGCTTCGTGGGTGGTGTCCTGGAAGAAGTTGACCGAGAAGGTCACCTCACCGCCGTCTTTCAGGGTGGCGATGTACTCCTTGTAGCCGCCGGTGGTGCTGTGGTTGGTGACCTCCTCCGTGTCGAGCGTGTAGCTCGGCCCCGAGATGTCCAAAACCTCCGCGATCGTACTGAAAGCCTCGGTCGGCGTCGCGCCGTCGCCAACTTTCAACAGAGTTCCGAAGGAGCTGACCGCAGAAGACAAGCTCATTTCGCGTTTCTCCTTACGCTGCTATACTTGAGGCAGCGAAAAGCCGGGCGGCGCTGGAACGCCCCCGGCCATGGCTCCACCCAGACCTGCCGAGGAGGTCCAGATGACGCGTCCCAAATCTACCACGCTGTTCTGTCGCCGTTGCCGCGCCATGCGGCCGCGTGATCAGTTCGCCCTGCTCCCCCGGAATGACCGGAGTGGCGGCTTGCGCGGCGATACCATCTGCATGGAATGCCGCTCGCATTCGGTTCGCCGTTCGTTCGATGAGTGCCTCCCCCTCCCGAATCCGGACGATCCGAGCGGCGAGACGATGCTCGTGCCGCTCACCAAGGGAAAGTTCGCCGTCATTGACGCCACTGATGCGGCCCTGATCAGTCAGCACCGCTGGTATGCCACGCGATCCCAGGGGTGCTGGTACGCCGTCACCACTGATCAGAACGGGCATGTCGGTGTGTTGATGCATCGCTTGCTGCTGTCCGTCGAGAGTGAAATCGACCACGCGAACGGAAACGGACTGGATAATCGCCGCTGCAACATCCGCCCGGCGACGCGATCGTTGAACCTCGCGAATCGCGCCTCCCCCGGTTCCCGCTCCGGTTTCCGGGGTGTTACCCCCGCAAACCAGAAAAACGGCCGCTGGGTGGCGCGAATCAAGATCAACGGAAAAACACATTTTCTCGGCACGTTCGACACGCCCGAAGAGGCGGCGCGGGCCTATGATGCCCGGGCGCGTCTCGCGTTCGGTGACTTTGCGCGAACGAACGTCGATCATTCCGACTGACCTCTCCGGACCAATACAAAACGGCGCCTGACGGGCTCGATCACTCGAACCAATCAGACGCCACCAAGTGCTCTCAGCAGCTTTTCAGTTACCGACAGTCTAGCATCACGGCAGGGTGATGACCGCGAACAGCACCTCGGCGTTGTTGGCTTCGAGGTAGAGCATGCCGTCCGCCTGCCGGAACCCGCGCAGATCGAACGGGCCGTAGATGTGGGTCGCGCCGGCCGCGATGCTGTCGCTCGTGATGTCGCCGGTGCGGCCCAGATAGCTGACGCTGGTGATCGTCACCGTCCGGGCCGATGCTCCGGAGTTACGCGCGATCACGAGCTCTTTTCCGGTCAGGGCGAACTGCGACTTGTTCACCGTGTCCGCCGCCGTGAACGTCACCGTCACCCCGTCCGTCGGCCACCCGCTGCTCACCGCCGTCGTTTTCGTCAGGGTCTGTCGCGCCATCGCCCGTCACTCCTTCCGCGTCCTGCGCGGTCTGCTCGTCGTTCGCCGGTTTCAGCAGCCGGCTCGGTTGCGCCGGGGCATGCGCCCGGTCATACGGCTCGACCAGCGCCTCGTTCGTGGTCGAGAACTTGCCATCGGCCGAGGTGTAGAGGGGTTTCCCCCGCCAGGTCCGCTCAGTCATAGAGGATCTCCACCTGATAGGCGACATCGAACTCGAAGTGATAGCCGACCGCCTGGATGCCCTGCTTGTCCGGCATGATCAGGGTGCGGCGAATCGGCCAGATCGCGCCGGGCGTCTGCGGGTCGCCGAGGGTGGCCACCCAGCCGCCGAAGCGGTCGCGGGCGAACGCCGCCATCAACGCGGCCGGCACCGCCTCGGCCAGCGGCTCGATCGTTTCCATATCCCGCGCCAGATCGGACAGGTAGCGGTAGACGTCGATCAGGACGGTATCGAGCTGCCAGCGGTTCGGGGTGCCGCCCCGGCCGCTCGACGTGCCGGGGCGGGATTGCCCCGGTCCCGGGTAGACCAGGCAGACCGTATCGGCCAGCTCCACATCGCCCGGCTGGTCCGGCGTCGAGCGGATGCCCGGCAGGGGCCGCAGGGTGGCCCGGATTTCACGCAGCACGTCGGCCTGTGGCATTACGCGCCTCCCGCCATCTCGGCTTCGATCTCGGCCGCCATGACCCGCACCAGCCCGATGATCTGCGGCCGGCTCTCATTGAGGGCCGGTTCCAGGAAGGGCCGGGCCTCGATGCCGCGCCGGAAGATCGCCAGCGCCAGCGCGTACCCGCTGCCCGGCTCCATCCCCTTGCGGACCGCCCAGAGTTCCAGCGGGGCCGACGGCGGCATGATGCCCGCCGGACGGCCGAGCTCGGTGGCGCGGCCGTACTCGATGTTCGTCCCGATCTTGGCCCAGAGGGGCAGCGCCGACGAGTCGATTTCGATTTCGATCGAATCGCGCAGCCCGCCATTGAAGTACGGCGCGTTGTCCCTCGCCCGTTGCTGGACAACGCGACTGCCCCGATTCAGGAAGTTCCGGGCCGGCCGGACCATGAAGGGCCGGGCCAGCTTCGATTGCAGCTCGGGCAGCCCCCGCACCCGGATCCGCACCGCCATTACGCTATCCCCACGTTCATGCGACGAAAAGGCTCCAGTAACAGCCGGGCGTCCGGATCGTTGCGCGGGATGTAGGTGACCTGCGTATCGGTGGAGCCGGCCACCCCGAACGGGGCCTTGGAGCGGGTGAAGAGCCGCACGCTGATCAGCAGGCAGGCTTCCTCGATCGCGTTCGGCACCGCCGGCCAGCCCCAGTCGCCGGTGATCCGCACGCCGCGCCGGGATCGGGGGAAGACGTAGCGGCCGTTCGGGGTGATGCTGACGCTGGTGTAGGGGACGCCTTTGAACGCGGCGTTCTCCGGCTCCAGATCGTAGTCGGTGGCCGCCCACGTCGTCCCATAGGTCCGGTCCCCGGTGTCGTCGGTGTCGAGGCTGTCGAGGCTGACCAGATCATCGATGAGGAGCAGGTTGCCCCACTCCGCCGTGAAGGTGCGCGCCTGCGCGTCCACGGTGTAGAAGACGCGATTGGTGAGGCCGTCGATCTCCCGGCTGGCCGCTTCGATGATCTGTTCCATCTTGGCGTCGTCCCGGTCGTCGGCGATGTTGCCGAGCCGGGTCTTGAGCGCCGCGACGGTGGTGTAGCCGTTGGTGATCGCCATTGGTCAGGCTCCTCAGTTCGGCGTCACCTGGAAGAAGATGCGCGGGGCCTCCTGGGTGAGATCGCTGGGCTGCACCACGCCCTCCAGCGTGGCCGGCATCGCCGTTTGCGCTCCGGCG